CCAAAAACCGCTAAATCCCCCATAAACAATATAAAACTTACATAATGTTGATAAATCAAAGGAATACTCGTTGATGTATGCCTAAGAACCGACAATTGAAGAATGTAATCATGGGACACCACATCGTAGACGGTGGAGTGGATACCGCAGACCTATCATCAGCAGTCACCGCAGTTTTAGCGGACTATGCAGTCGAAAAGACTACTGCTGGCGGAAGTGCTACTGAGGCCATCACCGTTAGTGGCGTGACTACATCTTCTAAGATAATTGCTACACTTAAGGATGACGGGTCAAACAATGTGACCATCAAAACCGCTAAGGCGACCGGCGCAAACACCGTGACTGTTGTTTTCTCCGCAGACCCCGGTAATGATGCCATCGTTGCTATAGCCGCATTCTAAAGTCTGAACCTCACATAACGAGAGTTCGCATCTCTATGAACGGTAGTTGTAGGTTTATCCTTAGATAGACTCCAACCACCAACTGATGCAGAGTTGCCTACCATAGGAGCATCATTGCCCCCCTTACTTTGGAACTGGTCTACGGCGTGAGCCAAAGCCATAACAATATCATTATGCTTACCTTTGTCTACAATGATGCCATTATCCCAAGCATGGGTTTCTAATTCCTCTAACATCTCATTCATTACCTTCCTCGTATGGTCATTACCATAGGGGACAACGATTTTACCCTGTTCAAACCAAGACCGAAGCCTCATTAGTAGGGATTGTTTGAGAACTCTATTCTGAACAGGGCTTGCTCTATAATCAACATTGGCTCCTTTATTTCTTATGAGAGTATGATATAACCGTTGGAAGCCAGCAGACTCAGCCGCAAAGATAGGGTTTCTGTAAAGTGTGCATAACCTAATGATTTCTTCTACTTGTTTAGTAGGTTCAAAGTCATTATGTCGCCAAATATCTACTATGTGTAAGAAACCCTCATTATCTTGACGAACTATTACCATAACGCTATAGTCTTTACCAATACCATGAGAAGGGTCAAAACCAATCACATATCTGCCGCCATGCAATTTTTCATGTTCTAAGGTAGCATCCATGTTAAGATGTTGTCTTGTTAGTCGAGAGGGATATACCGCAGAGTCATCATCAACAACCCTACATAGGTATTCTTGAGAAAACGCTAATTCACCCATAGCAACTCTCTGTTCAAGTAAGAAGTCTACACTTCTATATTCAGGCCATAAACAAATAGGTTCTATATTCTCAGGGTCTTTAGCCCATTCGTCATAATTAAGAATGCTACCCTGCTTCCAAGACTTCCAAGCCTCATTGTTTAGCATTTCTGTGTGGTATAGGTCAGTTAGAGCCAAAGGTGTTCCTACTACGAATATAGATGTATCAGGACTCAACATTGGAGTTAATTTCTTACGAAACCAATTCCTAACTACATCATCGGACATATCGGCTGAATCATCTAACACATCGTCTAAAATGATACGCGCAGGGTGTTCTCCACGAATAGCAGAACCTACAGATGATGCTTTAATCCAAGAACCATTAGTTAAACGCAACTCCCACTTACCACCGCGCTTTTCATCTAACAACTTAGATAAATCGGGATGCCTTCTCAAATCTTCTCTAATCTCTTCAAGTCTATTAGAGGCCAATTCTTTACTGGCAGAGAAAAGCCATGTAGTAAACGGCTTATTACGCCACTTCTCGAAAAGAAGGGAATGTAAAGCCTTAACTCTTAGTGTAGTTGATTTACTGTGGTCACGCGGAGCAATCAATAAAACACGATGAACGGCCGCACCCTTTCTATCATTGAATAAATCAAACCACTCACCAATATGTTTACCCCAAGTATAACCAAGCCATTCGTAAAAATGCTGATGGTCATATCTACTTCTCTGTAGATTGAAACTACTCATCAGGCCAGTCATTATAGCCCCCTACTGTTGTATTTGATAGAATCAAGGGGAAACCCACCCATTCAGCCATATACTCAACAAGACTTTCTATTTCTTGCCTATCGAGAATAGCGGTCATCATGTGTGCATCACTATCAAGTATACAAAGAATGAGAGAATCTTCATCGTCAGATGATTCTCCGATTATTACGCAAGAGTCTTCTGTAGTCCATGAATCATTCATCTAAATCACCATTTAGAACTTTAAGTGTTCTAATACCATCTCTTAAGTCTGTAAAGACCTGTATACTTCTCTTATCAGGGGATAAGATAACCAACGGACAGGTAGCCCTTTCTGCTTGATAACCTATCATTTCAGAAAAGCCGTCTATCATCTTATACGACCCCGGCCTGATAGCCCACCTTTCTAAACCATGTCTTGTGAAAGGTTCACTAACTGGGGTGTGATGATGACCTACTACTCCAATATCGAAATCACACTCGCCATCTTCCCACATCTTTTTGACTACTCTTGCTGGATTCAAAGCAGAGTTGCCTCTTCTCTTATGTCTTATCGAAAAGTTATAGGGGATATTGTTTACTAACAATCGAACATTTAGTTCATGTGGATGATAGATAACATCTAAATCACTTGCTTTCTTACCCAAAGGGTCGTAGTCTGTTAGACTACTGGTCCATAGGTCGTGATTACCTGCTACAATAGCCAGTATCTTATCACCGAACATATCTAAGTAGTGGTCACACAACTTCCATTGGGTTGAAGGGGGGATTTTCTGCCTCATTGCTGGTTTGGGCTTATCAACCATGAAGTTGTCTATGAAATCTCCAGCATGGATAACAAAGCAATTATCTGTATTTCGGACTAATTCAGCGTCTTCGCGCATACGCGCGTGGTCGGTTTTGGTATTGCCTATGTGTTGGTCGCTTGCTAATGCAACACCAATATAGTTCTTTGAGTTGAATGTTATTTCAGCCCACCTTGCACTCTCTAAGTTCTCTATACTCTTTGTTGAAAGTTCTTCAACTGACTCCCATAAGTCTTCTATGGTCTGACTACTACCTTTGAAGTGTGTTGATGTAAAGTCATTCTTCTCTGTGATACTAATTGCACCATTCATTTTGGCTTGGTGGATTCTTGCTTCCCAACCCTTTCTACTAATTTCAGGATGCTCTGAGTGTAATTTACGAGATAATGAGTTCGCGCTACCTTCCCAAGACTTCGGAATGAACTTAGCATAGTCAGATGTTCTTTCGTAGTAGGTTTCAGGTATGTCGCCTAAATTGTGTTGCCTATACATTCTGATATTCCAACGCCAAGCCTCACTCGACTTGTTCGGGTATACTCCCGCGAGGTATCGTGAAAAGGCTGTATCTGAGCCTAATTCTTTCCATTCTTCTAAATGACTTGTTATTACCGACACATGGTCATACTTACTGTTGTTGGCGGTTCCCATAACCATTCGTAGAAACTGATGCCTTATCAACTTTCATTCTTTTTGGTATTAGAAATAATCTCAAACAAATAACAAGTTCGCAGTATAACACTTTTCTTATTCTTTCAATACTCTATAGGACATTTTAGGATAAGGGGGGAGTATATATCTCCTAATACCCTATAGAGAATAGAAACAATTTAGAAATCGCTATACTGAAAGCAAGTAATTTGTTTTCATTATTTTCAGGCACAAAAAGAATAAACAGACAATGTATGTAAATGGTAATAAATCATTCTATATTCTTTTCGGGCATGGATGACGCAACGCTCGCGGTCATGGCTCGATTAGACCTTGTGAGGGATGATGTGTCGGATATTAAGACTGTGCTTAGGGAACAACAGAATGAACACATACAACACGGAAAAAGATTAGACGAAGTAGAGGTTTCATTAGAAGATGTAAAAGAAAACCAAAAGAAGATACTGGAAGGGCCAGTATATAGCCTCGACCGCTTTATTACTAAGCGAGTAGCACAAATGACTGGTGGTATGGGTATGATTTTGTTTCTTCTTTACCAAATGATTGCGTGAAAAGTTGATATATCAAAGACATACTGGAAGAAATATGGGCTTATTTGATAGAATCTTGGGTAGAAACGACGAAAAAGTCGAAAAACCCGAAATAAACATTGCATCTGCTTGGGCTAATGCAAGAAAAGCAGACACAAGCGAAAATCCTTTGCTACTTGCCGCCGCCGCAGGTCTTAGCGATATAATGGTAGACTCCAATAAATTACGCACAAACACTAATTTTACTACTGATTTTGATATATACGACTCTATGCTTGAGTTGGACCCCGAATTGAACGGTGCAGTAAGAGCGGTTTCGCTTACGGCTAACAATTACACTTTGAATTACAAGAGCGCAAAGAACGCAAACATAAGAGAATCAGTCAGAATGTTAGTAGAAGAAACAATTGACTTTGATGATATACTCATCAATGCTATGAGGAACCTAATGGTATATGGTAATGATATAAACAAACTGGTTGGTAGAACTGGTGTTGGTATAACACAAGTGCAATCCTTACCAATTTCACAAATGAGCATTACTGATGGAAGACCAAGCACACAACAGACTGATAGAATGAACCCAATCATAGACCCGACCACATACATTATTAGAGAAGGAGATGCAACAGAGGAACAATTCAGTTCCGATGAGATACTACACATTAGAATTGATTATAGGAGTAATTGGTTTACAGATAGTGAAAACAGAGATACCTACGGCGTATGGGGTGCTTCTCGGTTTTCTTCTTTGAAACAAGCAATAAGAGCAAAATACAATACTCTCAATAATAGAATGGCTTTGGAAGAGTCTATGACCAAACAATTCATTACAATTAACAGGTCTGCTATAGAACACATTACTGACCCTGACGAGCAAAAGGCTCGATTAACATATATCATGGATGAGGTAGTGAAAACCTTAGAGTCACTAAGAGGCGACCAAGTGCCTATTTTCCCTGACTACATAGAGATTCACCACACAGACACAAGAAACACAATCCCTGATAATACATCATTCCTCGATACCGTAAACGCTGATATTGCGGCGGTGCTTCAAGTTCCAAGAGTAGCCGCAGGGCAAGAAAGAGGTTCTACCTTTGCGGCCACATATAACGCGAATGTGTGGGCTACTACTGCAATTAAGAGGCTACAAGGTATTTTGGTGCAATCAGTCCATGATATGTTTTCAAAACACTTAGAGTTGTTGGGTATCGAGCATCAAATGAAAGATATACCCAAGTTAGAGTTCTCTCCTGTAGAAGATGAATCTCCTACAGTAAGAATGCAAAGAGCAGTTCTTGGATACAATTCAGGTATTCTTACGCTTAATCAAGCCCTCGAAACCGTTGGTGAGCAAAGCGTAGGTAGAATAGGCGATGAAAGAAAGCAAGAAGGAGAATCTTCGGGAACTGGAGAGTTGCCTCGTAGAGATTCACAACCTAACCAAGAGGTAGAAGAACCGGTAGAAGAAGAAGTTGAGGTAGAAGAGCCTGAGGTAGACGAATGATAGTCACATTATCTATTATTGTAGCAGTAATTATTGTATCTATTGTTTGGGTGACGATAGCAAAAGTTATAGGTCAAAGGAACCCCTGTCCATCTATGAAGATGGGTAATCCCAATGAGAAGTTGATGTTGACCTTCGGTATGGGGGTAGTTATGGCTTGGGTAGTTATAGCCGCATCAGCATCCTATTTTAGTATAGTAGAAGAGAGAGAGATTTCAGACAGCCAATTAACAGTAATTGGTCTATTGGGTGGTCCGGCTCTTCTTATCATCACATCTGTTCTTGATTTGTTCAAAGGCAAAGAAAGTGCTAAAATCAACATTTTACCTGAACAACTTGCATCTGATGTTGCATCAGCAGAGGCTGAAAAGGCTCATGTAAGGTTGTTAGAAGAAATTAAGATTAGACACGACTTAGATATGGAAGCCATGCAAAAGGCTCACGAACTCAGAATGGAAGCGTTTACAGTCACCGGAAACGATGACCACCACATGGATGCTTCATCTGAGGAATGATGATGCACTACGACGGCAACTCTATTTGGGTTTGGCTACTCAGAAAACTTGGGGTGTTAATCTAATGTGGGAATATCAAGCAGAAGTCCTTAGGGTCGTAGACGGCGATACCGTAGATGTGCGGGTAGATTTAGGCTTCAAAGTCCATTTCAATGTTCGTGTGCGTATGTATGGGATGAATGCTCCCGAATCAAGAACACGAAATAAAGAGGAAAAGATTAGAGGCTTGGCGGCTAAAGAAAGATTGGAACAATTATTGGAAGATAAAGAAGTTGTAATTAAGTCGCATGGAGTAGGGAAGTTTGGTAGATGCCTTGGAACATTGTATGTTAATGAGAAGAATATCAACGCACAGTTGATAAGTGAGGGTCATGCTACAGAATACTACGGCGGCAGAAGGTGAAGATGTTGACTCAGGATGAAGCAGACTCCATAATTGATACTATCAATGAAAGGGCTATGGAAATTAGACAATTGATTATTACTATAGGCTCTATCATTGCTATTTTGATGCCAGCAGTAGAAATGGTTGGTATTGTAGACTTAACCCCATACGGAGAAGGGGATGACGAGTGGATAGGAGATGATGATTGGGAATGGGAAGATGACTTTACTTGTGGTGATGGTTCTACCATTCAAGCATCTCTTGTTGATGATGGATACAAGAATTGCCGCGATGGTTCAGACGAACCTGATGACCCGCCACCGGCCCCGTCGAATAATACAACGGTAGTAATTGATAATAACAACACTACTAATCAAACGAATAATGAAACCATTGAGGAAGACTGTTATCCTCAAATGTGGGATTCCTATTATGAGTATAACAACGAAACAGGCAACATCACTATTCATTGGGATGCAGACCTAACTTGTGATGATGCACCACACAACTTAACTTTGATTTGGACCTTCTATCATAATGATACAGGGAATTGGTCAGGTATTCAAGAGGAACATACCTATGAAACCTATTATCAGAATTGGGATTATGTGAATATAACTTTCTCTGTTCCTCAAGGTCGCTATGATATTTTCTCTACCTTTAGGTTTAATGATGAATATACAATCGGGACAGATTGGTTGGATATATCCCTTTCTTGAGATGGTGATGATAAATGGAAAACGAGCAACAGGTTTATGAAACAGGGGCAGATTCTGAAAGCGTGGGTTGCGGTTGCGGTTGTTCCGGTGAAAAGGCTCTTGCCGAAGAGGTAGGTCAAGATACCTTCGATAATGAGCAAGAAGCGAGAGAAAGAGCGGGAGAACTTGGGTGCAATACTATACACAGTCACGAACAAGATGGAGCAAGAGTTTATATGCCTTGCAGAACCCACGAAGAATACATTGAGAAGACTCAAGCGACGCAATCAGTAGAATCTTACACAGATAGCGATACTTGCCCTGTAGGAGAAGAAATGAGAGATGGTAAATGCCAACCTATAGCAGTCACATTAGAAATTGACTTAACTTCTGTAGAAACAAGCGTTGTGGCAGAAAATGGCAGGTCTGTTATTACAATCAAAGGAATTGCATTCCACGATGGGTTCAATAAGAATGGTTGGGAAATAAGTGCAGATTTGGCTGAATATGTTGCTAAATCTATGATTCAAGCCGACATTACACTTAACCATCCTTCTGTAGAAAACGGAAGATTTAGCCGCAATATGAGTGGTGGCGTAGATGAAGCGGTTGTAGGAGTAATTACTGATGCTTATGTTCACTACAAGGAAGGAAATACCTTTGAGGTTGGTTTTAGTGGAGATATTCTAAGAGAAGAACTGTTTGCCAGTCTTGAGTCAGGTCTTTGGCTAAGAGAAGGTTATGGAGTTAGTATTGGGGGAACTGGTATCCCTGACGATACGATAGAGGCAGAGAACGGTAGAATGATGTTTACCTTCGCTACCAATTTTGATTTCGACCATTTGGCTATTGTGCATAAACCTGCATATCCCGATGCGAAAATAACTTCTGTTAAGCGAAAAGAGGTAGAAATATCCGCTACGGTTAAATATGACTGCGACAGTAGCATTGAACATCCCAAAGGGGAATTGATTACTATGAGTGAAGAAATTACACACACAGAAGTTGTTGAAGATAATTCCGCAGAGATGGAAGCCCTAATAGCAGAGAAGATTATGCTTGAGGCTCAAGTTGCGGAATATGAGAACGAGAAGGCCGCAAAAGCAGAGGCCGAGAGGACAGACCTTGTCGAAGAGGCAACTTCTCTTGGTATGAAGGGTCACGATGACCTTTCTGCTGATACTCTACGAGGACTGATTGCTTCATGGAACGAAGCACACCCAGTCGTAGAGGAAGAGGAAGTAGTTATGGAGCCAGTAGGTGCATCTGTAGAAGATGAGCCAGTTGCTCCAGCAACACCAGTTGAAGAAACCGATGTTGTAGCGAACTTCCTTAACCAAGAGCGCATGGAAACACCAGTAAGTGTGTATTCTGCGGCTTACAATACATGGGTTTCCGCATGGAACCGCACACTCACACCGGCTGAGTCACAATTTAGGGCTAAGTCGTTTGAGCAAATTAGGAGTGATAACTGATGCTATACGAAGGAAAGACACCAAGGAACATTGAATTAGAAGATTCCACCGTGATTTACGGTGCTGGAAAGATATTGAAGGTTGGTTCAACCGCTAACCACGCAGACCTGTGCAGTAATGGCGCAGTTGCTATTGGAATTACGGTTGCATCTTCAAGCCGCGAAGGAGCAGATAACGCTCTTGATACGACAGGAGCAACCGTTTCCTATGTCCCATTGGGCGGAGTCCTAATGGTTCAGGCTGATGCTTCATCCACATTCGACTTTGGCGATACCGTTTACGCGGGTGCAAGTGGTCTTGCATCTGATTCGTCTGCAAGCAGTAAGAAGGTCTTGGGGCTATATGTCGGAGATTCCGCACACGCCGCAACCGCCCTCGCCGCCCCACTATCGGGCGACACCGCATCAGCGACTGAGGGTGCTATGATTTCTGTTGATACACATGGAGCGGCAATTGCTTGAGGGGTTGATTAAGATGGTAAAGACTTTAGATGAGATTTTGAATGTAGAAGCCGCAAGTGGTCCTTTTGGACCGGGGAACGCCGTTATGGAGCAGACGCTCCGTGACTTTATCCAACTACAATCTACTTTGATTGCAGTTGGAACACAGGTAGTTGGTGTGCGAACAGTAGACTGGCTAACTTTTAAGTGGTATACTGGAGTTGATGGAACTTTCACATACCCACTCGATGATAACGCAGTTGTTGACCCAACTCACATAGGCACACAGTCCTACGAGGCTAACCTACTAAAGGGTCAGGGCCGAACTGTTTTCCTTGACTCAACCCTTCTAAGGGGAGAGTCCTTTGAAACAATGGACCGCCAGCAACTCGCAATTGTCCGCAACCGCGCAGATGTAATAGACGACCTAATCCTTGAGAAGTTGATTGATGGAGCAGGTCAGTCTGTAGCAGTTAGCGCAGGTAGCGAATGGGACACGGCAACTGAGGATGCAGAAGCAGATATTTTGTCCGCTATGGATAAGATTTTCGAGAGTGGTCGCGTAAGCGGCGATGAGCCTCTTGCTCTAATCGTTCCAGCGAAACTACGAAGCACATTGCTTAACACAACCCTTTATGGAAATGTTGTTGAGTCACTTTCGGACCACTTGGCTCGAATTGCTAACCTAACTGTTTACTTCAGTCGCAACTCAAGATTGGCTGATACCGCTCTACTGATGGTTCCCGGTGCAGAAACCGGCGAGTTCTTCCAGTATAACGGTGCTGGTTTCATGGAAACCGAACTCACCCGTCTACCGGGAGTCGGCTACGATTGGATTCTAACTGGATACATGGGATGTGTAATCCACGAACACCAAGACGGTGCGGCAAGCGGCAAGAATAACCGCATCTGTAAGATAACCAACATTGCCGCATAAGCGCAATGAGGGTTAATTACAGGTGATGGTTAGTATGGTATGCGAAAACACCGGATATTGCCTTCTTTGTGATGGCGTATGCTTTTTGAAGGATTGATAAAATGGTTGATGATTTTCTACTAACTTATTCTTCTCGCAAACTTGGTCGTGATTTGACCAAGAGTGAGATTGAGGAAATCGAAGATTTCGTCACACGAAGACAAGTTAGAGATTGGGTTATGGCTAAGGCTAAGGCTAAGGTCGAAAAGAAAGTCCCAAAGAGAACATATAAGAAAAAGGAGAGTGTAAAGGATGAGCAGAGCATCGTTGACGAGTCAGTTGAGGAAGAAGCAGATACCAGTTCCGAGTGAGCCTACTATCGCTAATTTAGAGCATAGGCTAAACAACTGGGAAGAAGGTAATGGTTGGCTTATCCGTCTTATACGAAGACCAAGAAGAGAAGGTCCTCAAAATATCCTTGCTACAGGGTTTACCTATTGGGTCCCAAATAGCGAGTTCGCCCGACAGATTGTTAAATCAGGCGAAGTATTTTTGATGGGTAGAACTCCCTCTTGTCCCAAAGATGCGGTTTTCTTGGATATACCGCTCAATTTTAATACAGACGAAGAGGAATGATAATGGCTATTTCGGTGACTAATAATCAAATTAGAGATTTACTGAATAGACCTAAGGGGTTGAATGAAGGAACAATCTCCGAATATATCACAATTAGAACAAATCAAGTAGTAAAAATGGCAAGAGGAACAGACTACAATGTATCCACTTATGCAGTAAGTGACGCAGAAAAATCGGATGCTATCAAATACTTGGTTTGTTGTGATTGTCTAAGGGTGCTGATAGATACGGCCCCAATGTATGTGCCTGAGAATGAGTTTAGACAACAGGACATAAGGTTGAGAACTCAATTAGAAACGATGCAAAAACAGGCTAACGAAGTCCTTGCACTCATAGCGGAAGAAGGCGGAACTGCATTCTACACGACAAAGAGTAGCACAAGGATTGAGTAAGCATGGCAAATTATTATTGGTATCCGACAAGTGGTAATGATGCTACCACTTTAGCCAATTGGAGTGCCGCCGCAGGGGGTGGGGGGTTAAACCCACCCACTTTAGCGGCTTTGAAAGCCGGAACTTTGATATTTACTGGTGAAACAGATGAAGTCAATTTTAATTTGACCGACTCTGATGGTATTCATATATTGGAAGATTGGGCGAAGGTAGGGGCTGGAGCCTTTCCGTTTAATTTAGTAGCAAATGTGACTACTAACCACCTTATTCTAAAGGGTGGTATAATGGTCTTAGCAGACCCGTATACAATTACTGTAGATAGTGATAATGCGATACAAACGAGCAACGGAACTCTTATTGAGTTTGGAGATGGGTTCAGTTATTCGAGTAATTCAAGAGAAAGATTAACTTTTGATATAACAAACGGAACTGGTAGTGTCCTTCGCTTTGATGACGGTTTATATCCTAATGTGACCGTCACAAGTGGTGTTTTCTCTGCTCAATACATTACTACTGCAAGCACTCATGGTAAAGTAGATTTCTATAGTCTTAATTTTACGAGCGGCGCATCCTTAAGCGAAACAGGTTCGACGGCATATACCAGCAACGATAGTGATAAATCATTCTTTTTAGCAACCAGCCAAGTCACTTTAGCAACCAACACTTTCCATTGTGGTCTTTCTCAATGGACTTTTCAAGGAAAAACAAGTGGTTTTTTTGAGATTCCATCTAATGGTAATGTTGAGTATTATGGTAATGCTGGTGCTTTTAATTATTCGTGTCGTTCATTAACTATTGATAGCACAAAGAACGGCGCAGGTTCTAAAGCAAGGATTGGAAAAGGAGCAATTCTCAATTTAGAAAGTTTGAAAATAGAATCGGGAGCGGTATTAACTGCGGCAGAAGGTGGCATAATTTATTGTTCAAATGCACCAAACATAGAGGGGTCTTGGGCTTTTAAGCAGACTGCTACTGGTGTTTATATCCCCTTAGATGATGATATAATCATAGGAACAGGACATGGTGGAACAGGACAAACAACATTGGGTCTTAGTAATCAAGTTCTTAGAGTAAAGAGCGATAGAACAGGCTTAGAATGGGCTACTGTGACTTCCGGTGGCCCTACTGGTTCAACTGGTCCAACCGGTCCAGCCGGTCCAAGTGGGCCGGAAGGCCCTGCTGGTCCTACAGGACCAACTGGTCCTACTGGTCTTGGTGGAATAGCCGGACCAACCGGTCCTACAGGAGCGACAGGACCTGCTGGTGCAGATAGCACAGTTGCGGGGCCTACTGGACCGACAGGACCAACCGGACCTACTGGACCAACAGGTCCAACGGGACTTACGGGTCCGACTGGGCCTACAGGCCCTACCGGACCGGCTGGCCCTGCGGGAGCAGATGGTAGCGATGGTGCTACCGGACCTATAGGCCCTGCGGGACCGGCAGGTTCTGATGGGGCGATAGGAGCGACAGGTCCTACCGGTGCTACCGGAGCAACAGGCCCTGCGGGAGCAGATGGTTCAGATGGTGCAACCGGACCCACAGGCGCAACAGGACCGGCTGGACCTACTGGTCTTACTGGCCCTGCTGGAGCAACAGGAGATACTGGGCCTACTGGCCCTGCGGGACCTACGGGTTCTGATGGCCCAACAGGACCTACCGGTCCTACAGGTCCCACAGGCGATACAGGAGATACTGGACCGGTGGGTTCTACTGGTTCTACTGGTCCAACGGGACTTACGGGTCCGAGTGGACCTACAGGACCTACTGGGCCACAAGGTGATGATGGCCCAACCGGAGCGACAGGTGCTACAGGAAATACAGGCCCTACCGGACCCACAGGTCCTACTGGTGATGATGGCCCAACTGGGCCAGTAGGCTCTACTGGTCCAACCGGACCTACAGGACCTACAGGGCCTACAGGAGCCACAGGGCCGGCTGGTTCAGATGGTAGCGACGGTGCTACAGGACCAACGGGTCCTACTGGGCCAGCAGGTGCAGATTCAACAGTAGCCGGCCCTACTGGACCGACAGGACCAACCGGACCGACAGGGCCAACGGGTCCTACCGGACCAACCGGCGCAGATGGTTCAGATGGTTCTACAGGACCAACCGGACCTACAGGACTAAAAGGAGATACTGGAGATACGGGGCCAGTAGGTTCTACTGGTCCAGCAGGTCCAACAGGACCTACAGGGGCAGATGGTCCTACCGGTCCTACAGGCCCAACAGGACCTACTGGTCCTACGGGAGCAGATTCAACAGTAGCAGGTCCAACAGGGCCTACTGGTCCAACCGGACCAACTGGTCCATCAGGTAGTGATGGTTCAGATGGTGATACAGGACCAACAGGGCCTACTGGTCCAACAGGTTTAACAGGGCCAACAGGCCCTGCTGGACCTACTGGTGCAAAAGGAGATACTGGAGATTTAGGCCCAACGGGACCTACTGGTTCTACTGGTCCGACTGGTTCTACTGGTCCGACCGGACCTGCTGGAACAGATGGGTCTGATGGTAGCGATGGTGCTACTGGTCCGGCGGGACCTACTGGTCCTACGGGGCCTACAGGACCTGCTGGAGCAAAGGGTGATACCGGAGATTTAGGACCAGTAGGTTCGACTGGACCAACAGGACCAACTGGATTAACCGGTCCGACTGGTCCGACTGGCCCTACTGGGTCACAAGGAGATGATGGCCCAACAGGTCCAACAGGTTCAACTGGACCAACAGGACCTACGGGTCCTACAGGGGCAAAGGGAGATACTGGAGATTTGGGGCCGGTAGGTTCTACCGGACCTACTGGTCCGGCGGGACCTACTGGTAATACTGGCCCTACGGGTTCTACAGGCGCAGATGGCCCTGCCGGACCTACTGGTCCAACGGGACCTGATGGTCCGACGGGACCTACTGGGCCTACTGGTGCTAAGGGTGATACTGGCGATGTAGGACCGGTGGGTTCTACGGGTCCTACAGGTCCTACAGGCCCTACAGGAGAAGTAGGGGAAGGAATGTCTATAATTGATATTGGACCCTTAGTCACGGATGGAACAGAGTATTCTGCCGTCATATTTGGCGAAATAAACACAAGTTAGATATATCATTGACGAATAAAAAGAGGTAGAGATAGATGAGTCTAAGTCAGAGCAAGAACTTACTAACAGGAACAGAAGTAGATAGAGTCGGGGTCACGCCTGATGGCGCACAGATGTTCCGAGATACCACAAGCGGAGCAATCTATGTTGGCGATGGTGTGACTCAGGGTGGTCATACAGTAGATGTAAGACCAACAATAGAAAAGACTGCAAATTACACATTTATACGAACTGACGAAGGAAGAACCATTATTTCCAACAAAGGTAGTGCAATTCAGTTCACTATCCCCCCTAATTCGTCTGTTCCTTATCCTGTAAATCTTACAGAACTTCGTTTATTTAATAAAGGTGCTGGAACTGCTACATTGGTTGCAGGGTCAGGGGTCACAATAAACGGAACTACCAGTATTTTACAGAATAGCATGGTATCCGTTAGAAAAATAGCAACCGATGTATGGGTCGTCACTTCATCTCAAGGAACTACAGGAGCCACAGGCCCTACTGGACCGACTGGTCCTACTGGAGCAACTGGTCCAACAGGTCCTACCGGACCAGCCGGAGCAGATAGCACAGTTGCAGGTCCAACAGGACCAACAGGCCCAACAGGTCCAACGGGAACCACAGGTCCTACTGGACCTACTGGTGCTACAGGTGCTACAGGTCCACAAGGTAATTTTGGTGGGGCTTCCTTTAAGTATGATTTTAGCACTACTACTTCAAAAGCCGACCCCGGAGCGGGAAAAATACGCTTAGATAGTTCAACACAAAGTGGAGCAACAGGAATCTATATTGATGATACCGACCTTGATGGAACTGATATTCAATCGTTTTTGAGAACAATAGATGATTCTACTTCAACAATCAAAGGTCATATTAAAATTAGCAACCTAACCGATTCATCTCAATTCACATTACACACTATATCCTCACTAACAGAAGAAAGTGGGTATTTCGACATTACAGTTAGCACAGTAGACTCTTCTGCTTCTTCTCCGTTTTCGGATGAAGAAGATGTAATAGTCACCTTTGCTCGAACAGGGGATAAAGGAGATACTGGCGCATCAGGCCCTACTGGGCCTACAGGTCCTACAGGTCCCGATGGCCCTACTGGGCCTACAGGTCCTACCGGACCAGCCGGAGCAGACGGTTCAGACGGCGCAACAGGCCCAACGGGTCCCCAAGGAACTACTGGTCCTACTGGACCTACTGGACCTACCGGTGCTACTGGCCCCACAGGTTCCACAGGTCCTACCGGTCCCCAAGGTTTGGTTTGGGAAGGTAATTGGGCCACATCAACTTCATATCAAGTAGATGATGCGGTCTACTATACAACTAACGGAGCATCTTACATTTGTATTCAAGCACATACTTCAAGTGGTTCTATCTTACCCACTAACGCAAGTTATTGGGAAAAGATTGCTGATAAAGGAGATACTGGACCAAGCGGTCCAACTGGTCCGACCGGCCCAACGGGTTCCGAAGGTCCTACAGGTCCAAGTGGGCCTACTGGTCCGGCTGGTCCTACCGGCGCAACAGGCTCAGAAGGACCTACAGGTCCAACTGGTAGTGTTGGTCTTACAGGACCTACAGGTCCTACTGGCCCTACTGGTGTTGATGGACCTACTGGCCCTACTGGTGCTACTGGTCCCACAGGACCACAAGGGAACTTTGGGGGAGCATCTTTCAAATATGACTTTAGCACCACTACTACCAAAGCAGACCCCGGTTCGGGTAAACTGAGATTAGATAACTCAACACAAAACGGCGCAACAGGTATTTACATTGACGATTCAGACTTAGATGGAACTGATATACAGTTATTCTTACGGACCATTGATGATAGCACAAGCACCATTAAAGGCCATGTTAAAATTACTAATTTAGTTGATACTGGAGAGTTCTTACTATATACCATATCTTCTCTTACAGAAGAAACAGGATATTTTGATATTACTGTTAGTGCAGTAGATTCTTCTGCTACATCACCATTTAGTAATGGGGATGATATAGTCGTCACT